TTTAGAGCAGCTTTTAACGCTGCTGGTGCGAAGTTACCGATACCATTTGTCTCAATAGTGACTTTAGATAAATGGAATTCCTTGATGATGTTGCATAGCTGCCAAACTTGTCCGCCTATTACGCGCCCATCTGCATCGGTTTCAATTACTTCGCCCTTAAGTGCAATCGATCTATGCCAATATTTATTACCTATATCATCATGGAAGACTAATGCAGTTGATGAAATATCTGACTTAAGCTTTCCTGATGATGGATCCCAGCGGAATGTTGCACCAACAATTTGACGCTCACCAATCATAAACATGGTTGTTCTATTGGCTCGTTTAAGAACCGGTTCACAGTTGTAAGCGATGATCTTATCTGGGTCTAAACGCACATCACCAATAGGCTTAGCGTGCATTTGATATTGAGAGTCCCACTCGTTAAGGGTTTTACATTCCTCTCGGCGTGATGCCATTTCTTCCGCATCAAAACGTTCTGCCCAAATGCCTTCTGAATAAAAATCTGCTACATAATGATCATTAGCTAAAGTCACTTCATATAGATCATTTACTTTTTTCAGAGTGTAGTCTTGGCCTTTGCTAAGGTATTTCGCCCCTTGCCCAATCCCAGCAAAAGCATGTATTGGCTCAAAGTCCAAAAGGTATTTACCACCTGCTAATGCATTCTCAATGCGCTTTTCATTTTCAAACATTTTGAGCACCAATATATCTACTTTACGTAGCTTTTTAATCTTGTCGTAAAGTGAGTCATGTGAGTGTGGCGTACCGATCCATAGCTTCTTTGCACCAGGGAAGGCAATGTGAGTTTGTTCAGATAATCTGTAGGTGAGTTTTTCTCGGGCTTCTGGTGAACCAGTTGTTTTTGGTGTTTCAACGTCATCGTTTTGGATGAAGTGAGCGCGGTGACCTGTTACCCCCGAGAGAATACCTTTCGCCAACATGGTTCCATAACGGACATCATCCGTGCCAGCTACCCACCATCGTTCCGTTTCACCTTTTTTTCTTTTGACTTCTGGATTGTCAGCACAAAGAGGATGCTTTTCTAAGACTAACTTAGTCCCGTTACTACACTTATAAGCATCATCATCTGTAGTGCCTTGGTGGAGTATTTGCGTTTCGGGCCAGCAGTAAATAACCCATGCATTAAAAACATCAAGAATTGTAGATTTTGAATGCCCGCGCGGCATCATGAGCAGTGCAGTACGGCCCTTGATATAGAAGTTTTCTAGGAAAATACAAACAAGGGCATGGAAGTCTGGAACCTTCCAACCCTGTATATCTGCCCAAATTAAAAAGAAAGCTAGAAAGCTGATTTTTGGTTTAGTCATCAACTCATCCGTTGTCTAATCTTATCTGCTTCTGCTTCTGCTTTTTTAATTAGATTTTGTTCATGTTTCTTTTGCGTGTCCTCGTCCTTACTTTCTGGTGGCAATATTCCTCTACGATATGCCAATACTTGCTCGACTTTTGTGATAGCTGAGGCGCATTGGTTCAGCCCCTTGTAGAGCCATACTTTATTGCCACGATCCTCAGGTGTTTCAAAACCACATTCACTTGCTGCATATGCAATTTGAATAAGGTCATCAGTCATTTTCTCAGTGAGTTCTTCTAACTCCGCTATTTGATCATCACGCATAAAAAAGCCCTCGCATATAGTTCATATATACAGGGGGTTCGGTTGGGGTTTGTTGGGTGTCCTACTTTGGTAGTCATAGATTATTAATAACTTAAAATGTATACTTAGTGAGCAAATTTGCAAACAATAACTAGGGGTACATTTAATGAAAACTTTAATTCTTGCAGCTATTTTAGCTTTACCTGCAACTATGACTTTTGCTGGTTCATGTGACCACAGCTGGCAGTCTGCTAAAGATGGTTCATCTTGTGGCGATCGTGCAGCTGACCGTCGCCCAGGTGGTCGTTAAGATTCAAAAAAAGGACTGCAAATGCAGTCCTTTTTTTATTTCACAACCCTCTCAAAGTCAGGTGCGCGAATATCACTTATATCATCACCCCAGAAACGTTCGCGGTCTTGTTGTCGTTCTGCTTTACGCAAAGCCTTCTCACGATAGCCCGGTGCAATTGTGTCTTGCATTTCATCAAATACCATACGGTTAATGGCTGCTTTTGTATACCATAAATTTTGTGCTGGTATTTTGCCTTTCACGAATTTGAAAGCTTCATTTCCGAAATTAGTATCCTTACCTTCATTGTATTGAGTTAAGTTACCTACTGTTAAACCTAGCAATCCTGTAAAGTCACTACCTAATGGACCAGATACAAAAGAGTTTGCATCACGGCCAGATGTGTCAGTTCCAGCAACTAGAATATCTCCTAAGACTGGCAAGCCACCACCAGCAACTAGTGAGCGCATAAAGAAGCTTGTAGCCTTTTTAGGATCATTACTATCATAAATAGTCTGCGGATCATTTCCGTTTAGCAACTCTCGAAGTTGTACAACCAATCCACCTAACAACGTCATACTGACCATAAGGGGTATTGCATATGCTGCCTTGCCTTTTAAGCCTTCTTGCGCCATTGTGCGACTGCCTTGTCGCATCAAGAACGAAGCCGAGAATGATTTAAATTGCATTAAGCCTTTAAACACCTCACCTGTGATAGTCCCTTTCGCGCCTACTGTCATCCATGTGCGTTCACGAAGCCCTGCCTCAATAACTGCCATGCCCTGCTCATCAAGTAAATGCGCTTGAAGTTGTGAGGCAACTTGATCTTTCACCTGTTTAGGATCACCAAAATCTGTCAGTTTCTCATCTGGAATTTCATAGATAGAACGCGCTGACATGAGTTGATTACCTTTGCGGTCCACGACTGGTTCAGCCAATTGGAAAACCTGCCAAGCTCGTTCGTCTAATCCCGTATTTGAAAGTAAATCACGGTCTTGCACATCTAGATCATTCCAAGCTTTAGAACGGCTTAAGCGGCCGTATTTCTCCATTAGCAACTTAGTGAACCCAACTTTAGAAGCCGATGTAAGTGCATTCAGGAATGATACCCGCATAACTTGAGTAGCAACCCCGCTTGATATACGAGCTAATTTCTCAGATTTACCATAAGTTGATGTAAGTCCATCATCTGACCAGCGCGCAATTGACCCTAACATTTCCTCAGTAGCCAATCCTAAACTATGTGCTAGCTCCCGATCTGCTTTATTGGCTGGGTTAAGCTGTTCGATTAGTCCACCAAAAGCTTTACGGTATGATACGTTATGCACACTAGCATTTTTAGCAATAGTTGCTTGATCTGCCAGTGATGCAATTGTGGTGCCGCCTAGCATTGAAGCCACGTTCATTGAACGATATGCAAGACCTAAGTTTGCTAGTACTTGAGACTGTGGAGAATTTCCACCATTAAACTCATCAAACATGATCTGAGCACGTTTGCGGCTTCGCGTGGTAGCATTATTATCAATGCCTTTTTCCCAGTCCTTTTTGGCTGCGGCATCCATTAAAATTTTTAAAGCTGTTTTTGGGTTGCTACCTAAGTTCTCAACCATGGCAATATCTTTTGATAAGCCGTTAATGTGAGCCTCGACCAGATCAACAAATTGCATGCCGCCGAACTCAGATTGATATTCAAGCCATGATTCAGCATCTTTAAAATGCAAGACACGACTTTCACCATGACGGTTAGTTACTTTGGAAGTACCGCCACCTGTAGCTTGTCGGCCAACTTCTATTTTATTTGCTCCGTCACTTGATAGCGTGTCATAGGTATATTCAAGCAATGAGCGTATTTCTTGCTGTGAGTAGTAATCACCGTTCTCATGCACATATTGGCGGGTGTCAATTAGTGATTCAGCTTTGTTTACCCACGCTTCTTTCCCTGCTTTAGCGATCTTTTCTAGGTTATGCGTTTGAGGCAATCCCCAATTGTCTAACTTTCCAATGTCGCCACCGTTCCGGTTAAATCGGTCACGCATGGTTTCAAAGACATCGCCCATCTTGTCACTGATCTTTTTAGCTAATGCATCGCCAGTGTTTTCACCAAAGCGCTCACGAACAATTTTTTGCACTAACTCTTGATCTGTGAAGATGCCCAAACCACCTTTAATGTTAGTGTAGAAGTCAACTAACTCACCACGATAGATTGAGGCAATACCACGCGCTTTAGAGTCAATTGACTGAATACCTGACATATCACCATGCGCGGCAACCATACGGTCTATGACTTCCATTGATGACAATTTGCCATGGTCTAAAGCTGCAAGGTTTTGGGATTGTTTAAGGATGTCTTGAGCAGCAATTTTATGCTTGCGCTTTAATTGTTCTTGAATATCGATAGCAACTTGCTTTGATGCCTCAGTTAATTTTTCCGCATCGGAAAGGTTGCGCCAGTTATTAATATCTTTGCGTGCAAGATTGCGCATCGTTTCATTGATACGTGCTTCAATGTCTGTTGCTTCTTGTGCTGTAAGGGATTGCTTGCCAAGCGCTTTAGCTACTGCCTGTTTGCATTGTTCTTTCATAAAAAATGCCCAAATAGTTTTAGCTATCTGAGCATTTAATTTGTGGGGTTTTGTTGGGTAATGAAATTAGAGTGGCGTTGGCAATTCACCTGAAACAAATGGAGAGTTCATAGAAAACCATCTATCAACTATCCATTCTCTACCATTCCATCTCAAAAAATCACGCTTGTTTCCTTCTGCAAATTGGTAATATTCAATGACATCGAATACTTCAATATATGAAAAATCAGTGGCACCTTCAGGAGCATTCTTTCTAACTTCTTCAATGTTCATCGCATAGAATTCCATATTAATGCGTGATCAGGGAAGTTACGGTGCCAGATTGGTAACACCTCTCTATCCTTTTTTCCAAAAGGATTGCTAACTAAATCTGACCTTACAGAAATAATGACATTATTTTCTTTAATAAGATTAGTTAATACCACTTCCATACCATCAATAGAATCATATTGACCAGATAATAAAGATGGATGAACAAAGACCAAATCTGGCTCTTTGTTAGTTCTCAGAATAAAATCACGCTTTTCACTCTTTATTTGTTCTATTATTTTTGAATCTTTAGACATATGCACCTCTGCAATACCTGATTACGGGTGTGGCAACTGTTCAGGTTAAACAGCTTTTCGGTGATCAGCCTAGCCACAAATTGATTATACATTAGCCAAATTGTAAAGCACAGTTTAATGCGGTTTGTGCTGCTAAAATATCAAGCTCAGATTGCTTAATTTCTGCTTCAAGTTCGGCGTGATAGTCACGTAAAGTCATGGTGAATTCTTCCGGTTCGCCCATTGAATTAATACGACTTACTGCAATTGGCTGATCAGGATTTGAGAAAATCACATCAAGCGCGGCTTGTTCTTCTGGTGTTTCGCTAAACAATGAGCCTTGTCGCGGGTCGCCCATGTTTTCAATGGCCTGAATCTCAGAGTTAATGGATTCACTAATCGCCTTTGCGCTCTTGCGGTTATTATCAAACACCTCAAGAAATCTTCTTGCTCCATCACTTAATCCATCATCAATAAGTTGACCTTGACTTAAATAGTCGCGAACCTGTAAGCCATTTGCTTTTAAGTCTGTAAGCTTTTGTGCAGCTTGCGCCAAGTCTTGAGAAATTGTGTTCTCAAAGCGACCACCTTGTTTCACTAAATCATTAAGCTGAGAAAGTTGCGGTGCCGCACGGAGTAAGGCGTTTAGAACGTTTTTACTGTCATCATCCAAGTTTTCAGATAGCCGAGTTACAAGGTTAGAATCACCATAAGCACGCTGTACAATTGCAGATTCAATTCGGCGTTTACCTTCTTGCGATAACCGCCCGTCACTTGTGATAACCGAGCCGCGCTCAGACTGTGGCAATTGGTCTACAAAACTACGGATATAATCCATAGAGCCATCAATATTGATTGAACCATCATTATTTATTTTTAGTAGTGTCGAATCTGGCAGGCGATCAACATCACTCATAGCGCGCTCAGTTGCGCTGAATTGCGCCACATCACTTTCATTGGCTAAACGGGAGAAAGCTACACGGTCAACATCACTAAGACGTGTACGCACTAAAACAGGCTGATTTAAGCCTGATATATCCATGCCTCTACTATTCGCCCAATTCTGAACAAATTCTCGGTATGCATCTGCTCGGCCATTATCATAAGCACGGCCGATTGCAAGCGTACGGCCATTCCCAGATTCGACAACATTATCGGGACCAATGATTGGTGCACCGTTTGACAACATTGGAGATTCGCCCAATAATTCAGGCTTTAAGTCATCAGCCATACGTTCAATTTGCTGGCGTGATGCTTCACGGGTTCGGTCACGTGGCTGTAGTTCACTTGGGTAAAGCGGATTTACACCGTATAACTGATCGTTAGACGCTACTAAATCAGCCCAATCTTTTACTTCATAAGCGAAATCATAGCTTGAACCGTCCATACCATAGGCTGTGCTCGTTTCACCGCCATAGCGTGAGCTTAGCTGGTTCCATTTGTTGCGCCATTTGTTAATAGCTTGACCTACTGTCATGCCAGACATACCGTTATTTTTAACGATTGCATCGGCATTTTTAGTATCGTACGAACGTACAACGTCAATTAAAGGGCGTGTCGGATCAGCTTTTAGAACTTTGACGGCTCCCCCTGGTCCAAGTAAGTGCCCAAGATATTGCTCATGTGCAACTGGATCACGACCTAAGTTTTTACGTATGTAATTATTGGCCTGCTTAATGTGCTTTAAGCCGATACGGATTTGCTCATCAACATTGTTGCGGTCTTTGCCGCCTAAGTTTTTCCAAGAGTCATCTAAGACTTGGAAAAGGCCGTAAGCGCTTGATGTTGGGTTTTGCGCTGTATGATTAAATTTGCCGCCTGTTTCGATATGACTAATGGTCAGAGCAACACTAGGTCTATACCATCTTGTTTTGCGCGTAGTGCAATCTGTTTTGCATTGGTAGGTAGTGAGCTAGTTGCATAATCAATCGTGTTTCTATGCGGCTCTCCTTGCACTGTATTGGGTACGCTAACAGGCTGGCCTTTTAGGATTTGTTCAGTAGCCACATCTAGGTTTTGATAGTGCTTGTTTTGCTGAACTGGATCTGTAGTTCGAACTGGTAAAGTTGTGTCTTCAAACTCAAAGCTATTTTTGACCAGAGCATCATTTAGCACATCATTACGAGTTTCAAAATCATCTGAATTAAGCTGGTTAATTTCAGCGTCAACATCTTGGTCTAATTGATTTTGTCTTGAACCCAAGTAACGCGCACCACCAAACATTAATGAGTTAATAAGCAAGTCAGTAGCCACAGATTCGCCTGTAACTTCATATTGCTTAGCCTGCTTGTCATAGCCATTAGATTTTAGAATTTGCTCACTTGCATATTGCATACCAGTGTTCAAGCCAGTGGCACTACCAACTGACAATGCAGCATCAGCAACTAAACCACCTGTACCCTTAAAGCCATAACTAATAGGTAAAGCAGTACCAATCGCATCTCCTACAGCATTTACACCTGCAACCTTTAAAGCCGTGTTTTCATCTACGCCTTTACGGGTTAAATCAGTATAGACGTAATTGCCAGTTGAACCACCTGTTAAAGTGCTGCGCCTAATGTGCCACTTGTTGCAACGCCTAACGCACCACGCCAGAGATAATCACCTACACCAACACCGATATTCCCGACAATGCCTGTATTGTCTTTGTCTTCTAGGTCAGCAATGGTTCCATAAACCAGATTGTCACGCGCTTTTTCACGCTTAGCCTTGAACTCTTCATACGGTTCAATAAATTCGTTTGTAGAAACGTCTTTCAGACTATAGCTAACACGGTCTACGACGGCATCAATCGGCGCCGAAATTGCATCACCAACTTTGTTAAGGCCAATTGCCATGCCGCGAAAAGGTGAAGAGATAGCGCCATCGAAAATACCAACTTCCTTTTGAACAGTTGGCTTGCCAGTAATCCCTTTTCTTTGGAGTTCTTCTACTGACTTCTGCTCATCATCTGCAAATGTGTCATACCAAGTCATTTATTCACCCCATCCATCGTGATTCGCCAGATAGCATTTTTAACGACCAATTGCTGCCCTCGCTCGTTAATCAGGTCGTATTGAATTGCACCTGTACTTGATGGCTTGCCTTGGCGTAAGCGGAACTCTTTTAAATTATTGACACTAATTCCAGTTTGCTTAGAGATAGTTTGATAGCCCTTTTCAAGTTGAGCCTCAAAGGCATCATCAGTAATTCCATAAGGCTTCGTTACTTTCCAATCTGAAACCTTGTCCCCTCTGTAGTTTCTGAATGACGTTGGCTGTGTGTATACCCCACCAGTAGCCATGCCTAGTGCGGTATTAAGAATTTTTTTATTAGGCGCTTCATCTTTTGAAGTATGACTAAACCCACGCTCGTTCATGGTATCCGCATATACTGCCTTAAACACTTCATAAGCATTATTAGCATTAGTACCAGTTAATGTCTGGCCCACATATTTGTTAAAAGCCTCTCTCATGTCATCTTCTTTTGGCATGATTAACTGTTTATTTTTTAAAAGTTGAGTGCCAATAACAATAGAGTTTGCTAGTTCTCGACCTTCCGTTGATCTATAGCCATTAGCTTTGCTACGCCTGCCATAACATAGTTTGAGTTACCTCCGCCTAACTGACCCAATGCAGCACCCCAAATTTTCACCCCATCCTTTACGCCTTTGGTTTGGGCAATCATAGAACTAATCAAATTTAACTTTTGATCTACGGTTGCTTCTTCCCATGCTTGCTTTGCAGCTGGAAGCGCTTCATTAGGAATAGGTTTGATTGTTGCATTTGGGTCTTTATCACGCTGTGCTACTTGATAAGAACCAATGGTCACAATGTTTTTCGCAAAGTCACTAGGGTTAACTTTTAGTGTTAATGGGTTTACTTCCGGTAGCTCAATACCTTTTTCACGCAATGCCTGAGTCGGGTTTTCCTTAGCGGTTTTAAGCTTGTTATCGTAAATGCTTTGGTAGGTCGCCAAGATTTTATTTTCTGCGACTGGATCGGCGGATGAACTATTCTTCATCTTTGCCTTACGACTGTTGATCTCAGCAAGTTGTTGATCAGTGGTTAGGCCTTGAAACCGCATGAAATCAGCAGATTGTTTTTTATAAAACTGGTATTCAGCCTCAGAAGGCGTGCCTTTAACTGCCTGTTCGACATCATTTTGATACTTCAAGTCTAATGGACGACCTGTCAAAGTACTTTGAATAAACTCATTAACGACCTTTTCAGCTTCGTTAATACGCTTGTTCTCTTGCACCTGCTGACGTTGTTGCAGCGTAGTGATCTTACTTTGAATTTCAGTCTGAAACTTTTGAACCGCCGACCCATCAATAAACTTATAGTCTTTTAGACCTGTAGCAACCTCTTGGAGATCATCAATACTGTTTTGAGCAATTGCCGTTGTGATACGCGAGTTAATATCTGTGATGTCACGTGTTGTCTCATATTTATTTGTGAGCTCACTTTTCTGAGCTTCTGACAATGGTAAGCCAACAATGTTTTTTAAAAGATATTCTTTGCCTGCTTCACGCTCCATACGTGTTGCCACATCGAAGAATCGATCAGCTAGGACCCGCCTTTGTTCATCTGCACGCAACTGCAAAGGCAAGAACGAAGTACGTTGGCGCGTTACGTTGCTATCCCAGTATTTTCTTAAATCTTCCTGAGCGTGGCCCGGCAAACTGTTTTGTAGTTCCGAAAATTGGCTTTCGACCAAGTGTTAAGCTCCTCATCGGCTTGCTGTGTAGTGATTACGCCATTACCAAGACGGTTTTTAATATCAACCACCTTGTCGTTAAAGTCAGTAGATAATGATTCATCCAGCTTTAACTTGCCTTCTTTTTCTGCAAGTTGGTTGTTGAAGAGCTCAAGGTTTTTAGCTGTAACTTCTTGCTGACGCTGCTGGTCATCACGTGCCTGTATTGCCCCACCAATAGAACGGCCGATTTCAGACAAGCCAGTGTTAGGCGTGAAGGATTGCATTTGAGCTTGTGGTGCTTCACGACCACGAGAAATAGGAATACGCATTATTTCCACCCACCATATGCTTGAGCAGCAGTATCAATAATGTTACTTGCCGCCTTCATGCCGTAATTGTTACGTTGTGCCTTACCTTGACGACGTACATCCGCAGCCGCATAACCTGCCTGCATTTGGTTTAATAAGGCGTTGTAAGAAGCATCCGAAATAATCTCATCACTGATTACAACTGGCGCACCTACATTTACATCCAAGCCATTTTCAGCAGCCGCAGCCATAGCACTTGATGCGTCCCGCTGCCCTTGTTCTTTAATCTTTTTGCTTTGAACTTTGGAAACGGATTGAATTGTTTTTGCATTACCCTTAGCTGTAGCGTCTGCCATAAGCGCATTTGAGATATTGCCAACAGCTTCAAGGCCCGAAGAAATAGCACCACCTTTGCACATGTCTATTCCCCTTAAAATAGTGATGAATAAATGATGATGCTTTGAGCAGTTTTTAGTTGCGCATCGACAGCATCATATCCTGATGATTTGAATGATTCTTTTTTCGACACTTCACTAGGTTTGTCATTTGACTTTTGAGCTGGTCGCTTCCGTGATGAACGTTCGCTCATCTCAAATGCTTCTCTTGAAGCTGAAAGTACTCCACACATGCTTAAACCTCCATCTCAAGAACATAGCCAATCAAATTAAAGCCAAGGCTTTCATATAGTTTTACTGTTTTATCTGCATGGATGCCTGTCATGGTTCCAATCTGGATACGGTCAGCATTCTTAAGCTGTGCCCACCCAATGAAAGTATTCACTAAAAGCTTGGCAATATTAGATTTACGGTACTCAGGAAGAACATAAACGCCTTGTTCAAAAGCTAGTTTGTGCCCTGTTCGCCAGTCCGTTTCAATAACACCAATGACTGTGCCAACTGGATTTTGATACTCATCTAGGGCTAGAAAAATTGAGTTATGTTTTTTGATTAAATATTCGAATAGATCAGATGCGCTTTGCTCATCAAAACCTTGTTTTGAAAAGATTGGCGATTCTTTAGTGAGACGCTTGCCGAAATCAACAAGCGTATCTAAATCATTTAGGTTTGCTGCCCGTACTTGCATCTCATTTCTCATTAATTGATACCAACATAGAGATACTTTGCATGTGTAAAGGCATAGGTTTGTCGTGTGTTATCTTGACCTCAAGTTCATGTAATGATTGCCAACCAACAAATGAATCGACCACATAGCCAGTGTAAGGCAAATTTACGAACGCCGATTGGTTGTAATACTTGGTAGATAACTCTTGACCATTGATATATCCACCAACTGACGCATTCAAAAATATAGCCATTTCATGAACCTGAATCTTATGAAACATAGCAGTTGTTGGTACTTGGCTAAAGTCTGGTGGCAATAGGTCGATTTCAGTTTTAAACGGTTGGCCAAGATGTACTGTTTGGGTTAGATCAGTGTTAGATAGATTTATGTTGGTGCCACTTACTGTGTAAGTTGAATAGAAATATCCATCCGCATTATTGAAATTAACCAGTGGATTATCTAAAACCTGAATATCAAGATTTAAAATAGAGCCAACGCCATTAGTTACGTTGATATCAAATTCACAATCACTCTGTGCTGTCTCGCTAAACTCTTCCAAAACTGTAGAGCCATTGCGATTAGTAAGCATGAAACACTGGTCTTCACCTAATCCCGTTGGCAAGGCGCAGATAGATAAAACCTGACCACCAAAATCATGCTGAGACCAAGCATTCATTTCTTGATCACGGTTTAGTGTGATACTTGAGACTGCACCATCACCCATAACAATCCATACAATAGAGTTTGGTGTTTGCTGGAAGGTTAATTCTTTTATGCCTGCATGGTTTTCAGGTATGTGCGGGGCAATTTGCGACAATTCAGGCGAGACAAGACCGTCAACTTCATAACGGTATGACATTGCACGCAAACGCTCACCACCACGTTGTACAAAGAGCAGTTCATTACCCACGCGGCACGGCTTAACATTTGCCTGAACACCATAAGAAGTGTGCTCATCAATCTGTGCTGATGCTGGGGTTAAAGGGCCTTGAGAGTTAATTAAGAACTCAGCGCCACCAGTCAAAGCAACCACACCACCACGTTGTGATAGATGTAAAATATTGTCAGATTGAGCTGAACTTGAAGCAATACTAAACGCATCCGCATCTTGAGTTGTCTCTAAGAAATTGCCATCGTCACCAATGCGACTAAACCACATCTGATTAGGGCTTGTTTTTGTATTGGCAAATACCAATCGCTGTTTAAAGAAGCATACTGCCTTTGGATAGCCTGCCTCTGCACTAAACGCAATACTTTTTAAAACCCAAGACTTAGCAATAGCTTGTACTGCAGAAGTCAGTTTTACTAAAACCTCCCCATTTACGCGAGATGGGTCTACATATTGAGTTATTTTTACTTGCCCGCCATTAATTTCAACAATTGAACCTACACTTGAAGGTGTAAAAACGTTTGCTGCTTCGTTTGTCACTTCTTCCCATTCTGTAGTAGTTGCAGAAGGCTCTACCCCCTTATTATCAATAGTTGCTCGCCAAGTCTTACTATTGTGAATAACCCGATCACCAGTTAAGTAAGTCTCAGTATTAGACCAGTTTGGGAATGATGAAGCAGTTAAGGAAATAACTTTTCCAACTTCTGTACCGGATGGAGATAAAGCTACGTTTGGAGTGCTGCCTAACTCATCATTAGGGTTCACACCAAAGGTAAAAGCCGCAAATTGCCAGTTAGTAAAGTCAGCAGAACACAGCAAGCGCTGTACAGGTGTATCACCTTGAACAAAATACATGCGGTATTTAGTGTGTGCATACTGTACTTCACGCACTTTTTGGGCCGTGTTATAAGGTGTCACAGCTTCATAAACAACTGCATAAGTTCTTGGGTTGTAAACCTTAAGGAAAGACACACCAAGGATAAGCAAATAGGTGTTTTCTGAGTTTGCAATAAACGGAATTAAACGCAATGCACCTGCAAAAATAGAACGGAACTTTGTGCCTGGTCTTTTCTTTGCACCACCCTCAACCAATGGCAATGCGTTAAATAACTTTTTGGCACCGTTTGCATATTGCTGAATGTCTGTGCGCGTCCAAAGTAACGGGCTTAATTCACCAGAACTCAGGTTATTTTTTAGGATCCACTGTCTCATTAGAAGCGCTCCTCATAATAACTTGATTCGGCGATTGAACATCTTGGCTTGGTCGCTCTTGACCATTCACGGTACGCGCTTGCTTAATCAAGAATTGAAATTTAGCTTCTGCCGACTGTCCAGCAGCATCACTTCCTGTGACTGGTTTACAAAGCTCTGATGCCATTTTGTAAGTCATCGCCTGAACCAACATAGCATCCCAAGTTTGCTCGTTATCGTTGTCAAAGACGTATTCAAGGTAGACGACTTCGGTGTCAGCCAAGATATATCGGTTCTCGACTTCGTAACGTTCGGTATTGGCTGAGATAATCAGGACGTAATCACTCGGCAATGGAAATG